GTGGCGTTCAGCTTGGGCCGCAGGTGTGACAGGTCGTCGGGGTCGTGCTGCACAGCCTCAACGCCTTTCCGCACCAGCTCCCACCCACGCTCAGAGGCGCGTCGCTCGAAGTAGTCGACAAACGCCTGCGCCTTCTCGCGCGTGATAACCGGCAGCTTAGTCCAGGGCGTGTCGGCGATGCTGATACCGTTGACCCACTGATATGGCTGGTTAGTCTGCGGGTGTATCCCGAACGCCACGAACTGCTGCCCGTCGGCCAAGATCTCCACCGCGTGCTTGCTGCCCTCGGCGTCCTCGTACTCGGAGCTGCGGATCTTGGTGAACCCGCCCTCGACCCTGAACGGCATGATGCACTTAGGTTTCTTGCCGACCCGGATCGGCGACTGGCCGATGTTCTCTTTCAGCCAGTGGATCAGGTCATAGTTGAGTTTTCGGTCGTGGCAATCGATGTCGACCGCGATGGTCTTACGGCACAAGACACCAATACCGCCGTCCTTGTGCCCGTTGCCTGACCAGGTGTCGACGTCATCGTGCGTCGCCCGGATATCCTGCCAGCCTGGTAGCACTGGCGCCTTCTTGCCTTTCTTGATGGGCACGATTTCGTACCCCATGTCGACCATCCGATGGCCGTATTGTTGTAAGAATGCCATGTATCCCCCGCAGCTTAGACTTCATCGACTTCATTCAATATCTGTGGCGCTAACTGCCACCACTTCACTTTCCCATCTGTTAACACTTCCATCTGACAGGCTCGCAGCGCCGGCACCTTTCCCTCGGTGCGCCATTTAGATAGCGCCTGCTTCGTTACATCTAACCGGCCCGCCAGCTTGTTGTAGCTGCTCTGAGCCACTAACTCCGCCACTTTGTCGATGCTGGACCGCACCAATTGCATGTCTTTCTCTTCCACTATCCGTCCCTCAACTTCAACCTGTACTTACAACATACGGTTGACACCCTATAGTCAAACCCTTATTGTCGCAACAACTTTTGGTTGAAAGTGATTGGAGTGATAATGGCACACAGTGTTTTGGGGGCATCAAAAGCGCATAGATGGATCACCTGCCCGGGGTCCGTCAGATTAGAAGAAAAATTTCCAGACACCACATCTCCTGCCGCCGCTGAAGGCACGGCAGCTCACGCTTTAGCAGAGGTTTGTCTCACGATGAACCTGGCACCGGAGCAGTACATTGGCAGCACCGTCGAGGATCACGTGGTCGATGACCATATGGCCAGGCACGTCGCCACGTACATTGACTACATCAACATGCACCCTGGCGTGCACTACTTTGAGGTAAAGGTCGATTACTCAGCTTACGCACCTGGTGGCTACGGCACAGCCGACTGCCTGTCGTTTTCTGACGGCGTGATGCGCGTCATCGACTTGAAGTACGGCCTGGGCGTCAAGGTGTTTGCAGACGACAACGCGCAGCTGAAGTTGTACGCCCTGGGTGCGTTCCTCGAGCACGGGTTCGATTTCCAGGTCGACGTTATTGAGATGACGATCGTGCAGCCCCGCCTGGACCACATCGACACGTCGACGATACGCGTGACAGACCTCTTGGCGTGGGCACGCAACGTCGTCAAGCCAGCTGCCGAGTTGGCACTGACTGACGATGCACCGTTCAATCCCAACGAGGGCGCGTGCAGGTTCTGCAAGGCCAAGGCCAGCTGCAAAGCCTTAGCGGATCACAACCTCATAGCCGTACAGGGAGAGTTCGACAACCTGGACCAGGCGCTTGAGGAGCGCAGCCCCGACACACTTAACCCCGAGGAGCTCGCCGAGCTGTTGCAGAAGGCAGACCTCATAACCTCATGGGCGACCAGCCTCAAGGAGCACGCAGCTACCACGTTGTTTAACGGTGGCGTGATACCTGGCTACAAGGTTGTCGCCGGTCGCAGCCACCGCAAGTGGGTCGATGACGACAAGGCAGCCTATGAGGTGCACAAACTACTGGGACAGGCAGCGTTCACGTCCCGACTCAAATCTCCGGCGCAAGTAGAAAAGATGCTTGGCCGCGCAGATAGCGGTGAGATTGCCGACCTCATCGTCAAACCCGAAGGCAAGCCAACCCTGGTATCGGATACCGATCCACGTCCGGCAGTAGGCGCGGCATTTAATGATCTAAATGAGGAATGATCAATGAGCAAAGTCATTACATTGAAGAACGTCCGACTATCGTTTCCACAAATCTGGACCCCCAAGGCATATATGGAAGGCCAGAACCCGAAGTTCAGCGCGAACTTTCTGCTTGATAAGGACGGCGATGCCGATCAGATCAAGGCATTCAAGGAGGCGATTAAGGAGGCAGCTGCCGCTGGTTTCAACGGGCAGATCCCCAAGGGAATCAAGACCTGCCTCGGTGACGGTGAGGAGAAGGCATACGACGGCTATGAAAACGCGGTCTTTGTGTCCTGCTCATCGCGCCAACGCCCCGTGGTTATCGACCGAGACCGGACCCCGTTGGTTGAGGAAGATGGCCGCCCATACGCTGGGTGTTACGTGAACGCCGCTGTGTCGCTCTGGGTCCAGAACAACCAGTGGGGCAAGCGTGTTAACTGCAACCTGAACGCGATCCAGTTCGTTAAGGATGGTGAATCGTTCGGTGGCAACGCGATGCGTGTGGAGTCTGTCTTCGACGATATCAGTCAGGAGCAGGCAGCGGACGCTGCAGAAGACGACTTCCTTAGCTAAGGATCGGGGCTTCGGCCCCGTTTTTCTTTATGAAGAAGAAAATTAGCATCGATTTTGAGACATACAGCGAGTGCGATATCCGCTCCGCTGGTGCGTATGCCTACGCCGACCACGACACCACCGAGGTGCTGTGCCTGGCGTGGGCTGTAGATGACCAGGCGCCTAAGCTGTGGCTTCCTGGGGACGCGCTTCCGTTTGAGCTGTTCAAGTTAATAAAGGACGGCGCCGAAGTGTGGGCTTGGAACAGCTTCTTTGAAATGTGCATTTGGAACCTGGTCCTGAAGTGGCCAGAGATTGAGATGCCGCAGTGGAACGACACTGCTGCCTTGGCAGCCGCACAGGCGTACCCGCGTGCACTGGGTAAGTGTGGCGAGGCGTTGGGGCTCGAGGGTGACCAGGCAAAGGACAAGCGAGGGAAGCTGTTGATCCAGCGGCTCTGCAAACCTTACCGGGGCCAACGCAATCGTGACCCTCAGCTGCTGCAGGAGCTTTACGATTATTGCCTCCAGGACGTTGTCGCCGAGCGAGAGATTCGCAGCCGACTCCGTGAGCTGCGTGGTGCGGAGCGTAAAGTCTTTACCCTGGACCAAACTATCAACTGGCGCGGCGTGCGCCTGGATAAGGACAGCATCGAGCATGCCCTGGTGATCATCGACCAGGTAGCGGAGCAGCTCAACGCTGAGGTGGAGAAGATCACCAACGGCGAGATGGCATCAACAGCCAGCCGAGCACGTGCCCTGGCATGGATAGAAAGCCAGGGCTATGAGATGACAAGTTACGACAAGGCAGCGGTACAGGCTGCACTTGACGACGCCAGGTGCCCGCCAAAGGTACGACGCTTTCTAGAGATTAGGCAGGCGCTATCAAAGGCGAGCACAAAGAAGTACGACGCTATGCGCGCTGTCCTCGGCAAAGACGGCCGGGCGCATGGTGTCCTTCTATACCACGGGGCTGCGACGGGTCGGTGGGCTGGGAGGCACTTCCAACCACAGAACTTGCCGCGACCGAGTGTTGACGACGTCGACAGTGTCATCGACTCGTTGCGGTCCCGTGACCCGCGGAAAGTACCAGGCGAGCCGATGGATTCACTCGCCAGCTGCTTGCGGGGTATGTTGATTCCCTCACCTGGTAACCGCCTCATTGTGTGCGACTACGCCAGTATTGAGGCCAGGGTGTTGGCCTGGATGGCAGACCATGACTCAGCCCTGAACTACTTCCACAAAGGGCTCGACATCTACAAGGCCACGGCCTCGGACATGTACGGCATCCCGTACAGATCAATCGATAAGGACCAGCGTTTCCTGGGCAAGGTCGCAACCCTGGCGCTTGGATACCAGGGCGGTGTCCGTGCCTTCCAGAAGATGGCCCAGGCATATGGCGCCGACATTGATGACGAGACAGCTATGCGTGTCCGCGACGACTGGCGCGCAGCCAACAAACCTATCGTGTCGCTATGGGCTGAGATCGAGCGTGCAGCCATTAGCGCGGTCAGCTGGGGCGATGAAATCGAGACACGCTGCGGGTCGTTCAAGCTGATCAAGAACGACCTGCTGTTTAAGCTGCCCTCGGGGCGCATCCTGTCGTTCCCGAACGCGCACTTCAAAATGAACGAGTGGGGTGACAACCGGCTCGCCTATGAGGGTATGAACAACCAGATCCACCGGTGGGGTGTCATCGACATGTACGGCGGCTCCCTGGTCCAGTCGATTACCCAGGCCATCGCGCGAGACCTCTTGGCCCACGCCGTTACCCAGGTTGAGGCCGCCGGCTACCCGGTCGTGTTGACAGTTCACGACGAGATCGTTGCCGACGTGCCACAGGATCACGGCTCCCTGGCTGAGTTCGAGAAGATTATGACCACTGCCCCGCCCTGGGGTTTAGGTATTCCTATTGACGCAGAAGGCTATGAATCGAGGAGGTATAGGAAGTGAAAACGAACATCGACATCGACAACCCGTGCATAGGCATTTGCTCGACCACCACCGTCGGGTCGATCTGGTGCGTCGGCTGCGCTCGTTACTACAAAGATGTTATTGGCTGGAACGGCTACGACATGAACCAGAAGATTCTGGCAATGCACCGCGCTGGATTGCACAAAGGCAAAAAGGAACGTGGCGAAGTCGACGATCACTGCGATTACCTTGGTACGTGAGGCATATATTGAGAAACGCGTTACTGAGTTGGCAAAAGCCAAGGGGTGGCTGTCGTTCAAATGGGTGTCGCCTTCGCAGCGAGGCGTCCCCGACCGCATGTATTTTAAAGACGGACAGATCGTCCTGGTCGAGTTCAAGGCACCGGGCAAGAAACCAACGCCTTATCAGGAAGCCATACACCGTCGGCTGCTGGCAGCTGGTGTCCCCGTCCACGTCATCGACTCCGTTGAAGATGGAGAGAAACTCCTGTGCTGAAGCGATCTGACTTACATGCTTATCAGCTCAGAGCTGCGGAGTTTATTAAAGAAAATAAATCCGCTGCGCTGTGGATTGATATGGGACTAGGCAAGACGGTCAGCACCCTGACTGCGCTATCTGACATGCTCGAGGCCGGTGAAGTAAAGCGCGCCCTAGTGATTGCACCGTTACGCGTCGCGCAACACACCTGGCCCAGCGAGGTCGAGAACTGGCAACACCTGAAACATCTAGAGCTGTGCGTCCTGGCAGGTAAGCCACAGGCTGCAAGGCTGTCCGGGATAAAGAGCAGTGCACCGATTCACGTCATCAACAGGGAGAACATACCGTGGTTAGTAGACACATTAGGCACCAAGTCATGGGCATACGACTGCGTCGTAATCGACGAGAGCAGCTCGTTCAAAAACTCAAGCTCGAAAAGATGGAGGGCCATGAGGAAGATACTGGGCGGCGTCTCTCGGATGATACAGCTGACGGGGACACCAGCGCCGAACAGTCTTATCGAGCTATGGCCGCAGATATATCTGCTGGATCGGGGAAAGAGACTGGAGAACACGAAGGGTAAGTTCCTGGAGAAGTACTGCCGCCAGGTGGGCAACCCGTCCTGGGCGCAGTACGAGGTGAAGCCGGACCGTGTGCCAGCGATATACAAGGCCGTCGAAGATGTGGTCCTCCGCATGGGCGCAGCCGAGTACCTGGACCTGCCCGACCGGGTAGACAGTGAGGTTGTGGTGCAGCTACCTGGCCCAGCCAAGAAGGCATACGACCAGATGGAGCGAGACTTCCTAATCCAGGTCGATGAAGGTGAGATCCTGGCCGTCAATGCGGCGGTGCAAATCAACAAGCTGCTCCAGGTTGGCAACGGCGCCGTGTATGGCGAAGACGGTGGCTGGTCTGAGCTTCACACCGCAAAGCTCACAGCCTTACAGGAGATTATCGACACCGCCCAGGAACCTGTACTTGTGGCGTATCATTATAAAAGTGATCTATTTCGTGTACAAAAGGTAATCAAGTGTGCAAAAATGCTTGACAAGAACCCAGCCACGATTGATGCCTGGAACTCCGGCAAGATACCTGTCTTGTTGGCCCACCCCGCTAGTGCCGGCCACGGCCTGAACCTGCAAAAGGGTGGCAACATCATCGTTTGGTTTGGTTTGAGCTGGTCGCTTGAGCTGTATCAGCAATTTAACGCGCGCCTACACCGTCAAGGTCAAACCAAGCCGGTGCGCGTCCACCACATTTTGGCTAACACCGCCGCCGATCGTGGGGTGTTCGAGGTGCTGCAAGGTAAAGCGGAGACGCAGAACAACTTGCTTAAACACTTCATTGACAAAATTTCAAGTGGAAAGAGAGGCAGTAAAGTGTAGTATCTACAACCTAAAGTGGTAATAAGGATTGAAGTGAGTACATTCCAAAGTCGATTAAATCAAGCGTGCAGAGAGAACTTAGAAGTCCCAGAGAAAGGTAGAGGTCAACAGACATATATAGCCGAGAGAATGAACGTTAGCCAGGAGGCAGTCCGAAAGTGGCTAAGCGGAGACAGCCAACCCAAGCCAGCAGCGATGCGTAAGTTGGCGCAGCTCCTTGGTGTTGATCACGTGTGGCTCGCCCTGGGCACTGATAACCAGGAGCTGGAGCGCCGTAAGATATCCCTAGGCAAAGCTAACGCAGCCCATTACGCACTTATTGGTTTCCTTATAGAAAGCGGCTACAGCTGCGCCCCACCAGATCAAGAGGATGGCTTGGTAGACATTGAGGCTATTGGACATGGAGTTTACAAATCAATCATTGTCCGCACGGCAGAAAGCGAGGACGACAGGCTAAGTGTTAGCTTCCCCGCTGCCGCCATGGACCTGGCGACAATAACCGCAGTGCGACGCAACAGCTCGTCGTTTGCTTTCGACTTCGTGTGGTTTACGTCAGAGATCTTTTTGAAGTCGGGATACCGACAAGGTAACGACATCCACTTGAACTTTAAGTACAGCGATGACAAGAGCTACTCCGTTGGATCGCAGAAAGTGAATCGATTTTTAGACAACACACTGAGGACACTATGAAACCGTACTACACCATGCCCGAACTAGCAGACCTTTTGAGCATGTCCCGCAAGGGGCTGCTCAATGCTGTTAGCCGTGGCGACTTCCCAATCCCGACGTACAAGCTCGGCAAGCTGCGGGTCGCAGACAAGCAAGTTGTGGAGTTTTACTTTGAGCAGAAGCGGGCTGAAGGTTTGTCCGCGATTACAACTAAAAGTTGAGGTAACAACATGACAGATGAAAAGAAGTGGAACGACAACGTAAACCACCCCAAGCACTACAACCAGGGCAACATCGAGTGCATCGATTACTTGCGCGACAACCTGGGGGACGGTTTTAGCTACTACCTGGAGGGCAACATCAAGAAGTACATGCACCGCTGGCGCTACAAGAAAGCGCCCGTAGAAGACTTACGCAAGGCCGCTTGGTACTTGGGCAAGCTCATAGAGAGTCAAGTATTTGAACAGCGTTAAGGTGCGTATAGCGCCTCAGCATGTTGATGTCCCTGTGGCCACTGAACACGGCCACAGTCATCATATCCAGGCCGCGCTCGAACAGGCGGCTTACACCCTCATGCCTCAGATCGTGCCAACGTATGTCTCTGAGCCCGGCAGCGTTACGTGCTTTTTGCCAAGCGTGAGATACGGATCGGCCTTTATACGGAAAAATTCGGTCGTCGATTTTCGGCTGCCGCTCAATAATCGCCTTGGCCTCCGGTAGCAGCGGAACCTCCTGGTCCCGTTTGTGGGTTGGGTGCTTACGCTCTCGGATCACCACCGTGCGCCCATCGTTGCGAAGATCATCCCAACGTATCCTGAACACCTCACCGTTGCGCATTGCCGTATAGATTGAAAACCACACCAGGTCGTACATCGGCAGCGTCGACTGCATGTGCGCCAGGATGATATCGACCTCTTCATCGCTTACCCGGCGGTCACGTTCTTTGGACTCAGAGATAATGCCGAGCTTCTTCAGGGCGTGCATCGCTTTCTTGTATTCGTCCAGGTGCGGCTGTGCGCCCCAGAGAGACTCTGCAGTCTGAAGCACTACTCCGATATAGATCATGTCCTGCATCACCGTAGCGGGTCCTGCTGTGCGTTCTACAGCGTAGTTGGTCAGCATTTGCGTCGACATCTGGTTCAGCTTCACGTCGCCAATGGTCGACTCTAACTTTTCCAGGAGCTTTCGCTTGGATCTACCGAATGGTTTTATTCGACCGATCTCGATCAAGTAGCGTCTAATTAGATCGCCGAACCTGGCGTCGTCATGTTTGTATTGACCGGATGCAATTTTCGCCTCAGTCTCTATCATCCACCTCTGGGCGATGGCTTTCTTTGGGAAGGTCTTGCTTATCGGTGGAAGGTCTTTCTTGCGTATCAGTACGCGGTACGTGTCTCCACGCTTTTGTATTGTGCCCATTTGGTACAGCTCTGGTACAGGATGGGTATGGAGTGTAATGGTAAAAACCGATATATCAAGGGTTTTGGTGCAGTATGGTGCAGAACGTTATGGAGCTAAGTGATTGAAAAATAACAAAGTGATCGCAGTCGCCCCGATGATGGCTTTCTGAGATCGCCCTGTAAATCAATGGCTTAGGATGTACTGGTACGCTGCTGGTACAGTTACTTCTTTTTCTTAGCTGTCTTGGCGGCTGCCTTGAACTGCTTCGCGGTTGGTGCGCCCTTTGAGCCAGGTTTTCGCATCTTCTCACCTGAACCGGCTTTGATTCGAGCACGCTTGGCGCGGATATTTGCGTAAAGTCCTTTCTTTGCCATGATTATTTCCTCGACTTAGCGCCGCTGCACTTCCAGCGTTTGCGGCTTAGGTTGTTGGGTGTGTTGGGGTCGTTTTGTTTTGACTTAGGCAGGCGCTTCTTTATACCTAGCGACCTGGCGCAGTAGCTGTCGCCCTTGCTGGTGCCAGGTTTTAC